GGCCATGTCCGAGAACCTGCCGAAACTTGCCGTCGAGACTTTCTCGACCGTCCTCGCGCTGAAGCTCCAGCAGACCACGTCCATGCTGCGCGGCCGCGTGATGGAAGGTCAGCATGTGGGCAAACAGGCATCTCCGATCGACTACATCGGATCGGTGCAGATGAAGGCGCCCGCCGGCCGCTATGCGCCGAACCAGCCTCAGAACACCGACTTCACCCGCCGCTGGGTCACGCCGGTCGACAAGGAAGCGTTCCAGCTCATCGACAGCTACGACAAGCTGCGCCTCCTGATGGATCCGACCTCGCAGTATTCGAGCGTCGCCGCCGCGGCCGTCGCCCGCGAATGGGACGACCGTATCATCGCCGCCGCCTTCGCCACCGCGACGGTCGGCGACAGCACCGGCATCGGCACCACGACCGAAGCGTGGTCGTCCAGCTGGGAAGTCAGTGACACGTTCGGATCGGCGGCATCGTCCGGCCTGACGGTCGCGAAGATGATCGAAGCCAAGCGCGTCATGCGCAAGGCGCAGGTCCCGGTCGATACCGAACAGTTGACCTGGGTCACGAACAGCCAGGGCGAATCCGATCTGCTCAACCAGGTGCAGGTCGTCTCGACCGACTTCAGCGACAAGCCGATCCTCCAGGACGGCAAGGTCGTGCGCTTCATGGGCTGGGACATCGTCTACAGCGAGCGCCTGACCTCCTCGTCGAACATCCGCCAGAACATCGCCTTGGTGAAATCCGGTGCCTATCTCGGCATCTGGAAGGATACCGAGAACGATGTTTCCCGCCGCAACGATCTGTCCGGCCTGCCCTGGCAGCTCGCCACCCTGATGTCATCCGGCGCAACCCGCCTCGAGCCCGGTCGGCTCCTGAAGGTCAAGTGCGCCGACACCTCGGCTGCGGCCGACGTGACCCCGTAAGGAGGCCAGAATGGGAACGTCTCACCTCAAGTCTACCGCGATCACCAACGCTGATGCGAGCCCGGTGGTCGCCAACAGCGCAGGCGCCGGCGCACCCGGCCGCCTCCACTCCGTCAGCGGCTTCGTCACCGCTGTCGCCTCGGATGCCGCCGGCTCGACCTACCAGCTGGTCCGCGTGCCATCGACCGCGATCGTCAAGCAAGTCCTGTTCGAGAGCGAGGCGCAGGGCGCAGGCAAGGTCCAGATCTCGGTCTACTACAGCGACAGCACGACCGACGGCACGCAGTCCGCGAACCAGGGCCTCGTGGTTCCGACCAGCGGCGCCGGGTTTTTCTCGGACGACATCGACTGCACGTCGGCGGTCACCCAGGCGGACTACACCAGCAGGGGCACCTCCGGCACTGGCGCCAACGGCTACACGCTCGACAAGCGCAACAAGCATCTCTGGGATGCGCTTGGCCTGACGTCGGATCCGGGCGGTTTCTTCGACATCGTGGCCGTGGTGCACACGACCGCGATCACGACCGGCACCGGCAAGCTCGGCGTCTGCGTCCACTTCGTGGCCTGATCATGGCGCTCGCGGCTGTCAAGATCACGGTCGGCCAGGCCCTCGGCGATGGCGGCGAGTATGCCGTCACCGTCAAGGGCGCGGCCGTTCCTGACATCGCAACCGTCGTCACCAACAAGACGACGCTCGTCTCGGACGGCGCCTCGCCAACGCAGGGCCACGTCAACACGCTCGACACGAACGTGACGGCGCTCAATGCCGCGCTGGCCGGGGACGTGGTCGTGATGTGGGACGGGTCGAAGGTCACCAACCGCCGGCAGTTGCGGTCAGCGCTGCGCGCCGTCCTGCATGCGATCGATGGCGGTCACGGCGGTCTCTCGGCATAGGAGATTTAGGAAATGGCAAGCCATTACGTCAGCCTGGCTCGCGGCGAGGAGGGTAGTTTGCAGTCCGACTACACCACCGGCACGTCGAGCGCGGCCACCGACCTCTTTGAGTTTCGGGTGCTCGACGGCGTCACGCCGACCCGTGTCGAGGTGATCAAGGCGCTCGAGGCGTTCGAACGGTTCTTTTCGAACCCGCAGCAGGTATCCGCCGCAGGGTTTGACGTCACCGGGTAGCGCATCGGCGGTGCGTTGTTTCATCTGTGGCCGGGCGGCACCGTCCGGCTCATGGGAGCCTTCAGATCGCCGGTCGACGTAGGAAACAGGGCGTTGCAACATTGCGGCGCCGATCGCATTTCCAGCTTCAGCGACAATTCGAAACGCGCCTCCGAGGTGTCGTTCGTCTATGACAAGGTGCGCGAGGCAGAGCTCCAGAAAAATACATGGACATTCGCGACCCGGCGCGCCGCGCTGCGGTCCATCGACACCACGACCATGCTGCTGTCGCCCGCGCTGTTCGCGCCGGCCACGACCTATTTTCAGGGGTCAATCGTCACCGACGCCGTCGGCAATATCTGGAAATCCACGATCCAGAACAACACCGGCAACGATCCGCTGACCACGACGTTCTGGGAGCCGTATTTCGGGCCGCTGACCGTCTCGCTCTACGATTCCACGCAGTCCTATGTGTCCGGAGAGATCGTCTACACCTACGCCGGTGATGGCACGTCTCGCGTCTACATGTCATTGGTCGATGGCAACCAGGACAACCCCGCCACCGCCAATGCGTGGTCATCGACTGCGACATATCAGATGGATCAGGTCGTCACGTATAGCAGCGTGGCCTACAAGAGCCTGGTCAACCTCAACCTCAATCAGCAGCCAAACACGCATCCGCTCGCATGGACGTCGGCCTTTGTCGGCGGATCCGGTTCGGTGAACTGGCTTCAGATTGGCGGCGCGGAGTTTCCAAGCGGTGTCGGCCTGTCCGTGCTCAACCTCGTTTATCCGATCGGATCGGGTCCGTCGTCCGACAGCTTCAATCAGAACGTCTTCATGCTGCCGGCCGGCTTTCTCAAGCTCGCGCCGCAGAACCCGAAGGTGCCGGTTCCGATCCTTGGCGGCCCGACCGGAAATACGCTCAACGACTGGAACATCGAGAACGGTTGCATCGTCTCAGCGGAAACTGGCCCGATCACGCTGCGCTTCATTGCCAACGTCACCGACGTGACGCGCATGCACACGATGTTCTGCGAGGCGCTGGCGGCGCGTATCGGTCTTGAGGTTGCCCAGCCGATCACGCAATCCGACGCGCGCTTGCAGACTATTGCGAGCCTCTACAGGCAGTGGCTTGCAGATGCTGGCCGGTCCAACGCGATCGAGGCCAGCTACGACGATCCGCCGGACGATCCGTTCATCACCGTGAGGGCATGAGATGCCCGCGGCGACGCAGCTCCTGACATCGTTCCTCGGCGGCGAGATCAGCCCGTATGCCCAAGGCCGCTACGATCGGCAGGATTACCGGACGTCGATGCGGACCTGCCTGAATTCGTTCCCGATCGAAATCGGCGCGTGGACCCGTCGGCCTGGCACGCGGCACGGCGGCCACACACGGGGCGGCGCTGCCGGCCGGACGATGAAATTCGATTTCGAGCAGTCATCCTCGGTCACGATGGAATTCACGGATAGCAAGCTGCGCTTTCGCAGCGGCACCGTGCTCATCACCACGAATGACGCTGTTGCGATCACCTCGATATCGACCTCAAATCCTGCCCTTGTTCAGGTTGCGAGCGCCGTGACATGGGCCACCGGAGATACGATCCTAACGCCGGGCGCATCGACGCCTTTGCTGGAGAACCGGCAGTTTGTCATCACGGTTATCGACAGCACGCATTTCTCCATCAAGGACGCTCTGACTGGAGCCAGCATTGACGGCTCTACGCTTGGCGCGCTGGTCGCTGGAGCGACTGTGCAGCGTGTTCACGAACTCACCACGATCTACCAGGGAACAACTTGGCAGAACATCCGCACGGTGCAAGCTGAAACCACCGACGTTCTGCTTTGTCCCGGCGTCAAGCCGCAGATGTTGACGGTGCCGACGCTGCCTGCGGCCGGTGTCAATCCGCAGTTTTCTATTGCCGATCTGGTGTTCAATGATGGGCCATATCTCGACCCGTTTACCAACGGCGCGCAGGTTACGCCTGACACTTCGTCCGGCATCGTCACGTTGACGGTAACGTTCCCAACCTACAGCTCTACCGCTGCCTACGCAAAGGGATCGTTCGTCACGTCGAGCAGCGTCAACTACGTGTCCCTGGTCGACCAGAACGTCGGCAACACGCCGGTATCGAGCCCGTCGGCATGGCAGCCGACCGCGGCTTCTGCGGCGATCAATGACGGGCGCGGCTTCCTCGGCTCCGACGTCGGTCGCCTGGTGCGTCTGCTGTCCGAGCCTCCCTATTGGAATTCATCGCACAGTTATAGCAGCGGCGACGTCGTGTCGTACAATCCGAGTGGCGTTGCAGGCGCGACGACCTATTGGCAGTCCGCGACAAACACCAATGCCGGTCACCCGCCGGGGGCCGACCTCACAAACTGGACGCTGGTCCCGCAAGGCGCCGCGATCTGGACATGGGGGAAGATCACGGCGCTATCGAACATCATCGACCGGCAGTTGTCCGGCTCGATCACGATCGGCAGCATGAGCGGCGCCGCCGCTGTGTTCGACGGCGTGTTCTCCAAGGTGTGGTCTTCATCGGCCGTGCAGTCGACAAGCGGCGGCTCGTTCAGCGGGTCGATCACGCTCGACGGCTATGTCGGCAAGAATTATTCTGGTGCATCGGCGCAGAAGATCCAGCAGGTCACGGTTTATCCGACTTCCGACGTTGGCTGGGGGCGAGGAAGTTATAACACCGGCGGCGCAGATCAGAGCTTTAATGTTTCGTTCAGCTTGCGGCTACGCGCCAAAAACTCTGCCCCCGCTTCTCCGAGTGATGGAACCATTCTAGGATCAGCAAGTTTTGCCGCGAACAACAGCGCAATCACGATCCCATCGAATGATCAGTCGACCGCTTGGAACTATGTCTGGGTTGAACTCGTCGCGAGCACGGACCCGTCGCTCCATGGACTCAGCTATAGCTTGATCACCGGCATTTCTCAGGTGTCGTTCTACAGCCCGACGACGTCGGCCTCCTCCAGCACCGGATGCAAGATCGAACTGCTCGGGCCATCGCTGATTTATTC